ACCTGATGCGGCTCAAGGCCGACATCATCGCCCGCAACTTCGACGCCGAGACCCTCACCCGCATGACCGGCGAGAACGTCACGCCGCCGGTCATGGACATCCTGCGCAACGACTTCTCCCGGATGTGCAGCATCAATATCGAAACCGACAGCACGGTGCAGGCCGACGAGGCCACCGAGAAGGAAGCCAACGCCCAGATCATGCAGGTGATCGGCGGCACCATGCAGGCCGCAGGCGGCCTCCTCCAGACCGGCCTCCTGCCGCCGCCGATGATAATCAACCTCACGCTCGAAATGATAAAGATGCTGCTGCATCCTGTCAGGCATAGCCGTGGCGTCGTCGATCTCATTGATGGATACCAAGAGATGCTGGGAGCCTACATGCGCGTCGACCCCACCGGCGCGATGATGCGGCCTCCCCAGCCCCCCGGGCCTCCCGGAGCCCCGCCCCCGGGACAAGGGCCCCCGCCGCCGGGCCCGAGCCGGGGCGCGAACGGCCACGGCCCGCCGAAACCCGCACCCACGCAAGCTCCACCACCGCCCGGCATGGGCGGTCCACCGCCGATGTAACAAAGGGAGAGACACATGGCCAACCCCACCAACGATGCCGACAAGCGGGCCCGCGAAGAACACGAGGAGCGCGTCCGCAAGGAAAGCGCGCAGTATCTGCGCGACAGGAAGGACGAGCGCGACGACGCCGAGCGCGGCCGCGACGAGCGGCTGCACGAAGAGCACCGCGATGCGCCCTACGCCAACCGCGATCAGGACCCCAGTCACCCCGCCAACACCACGCAGGCCCGCGACCTCAACGCGCCGACCACGTTCTCCATTCCGCCCGAGGACATGCTGACCGAACAGGAAAAGGCTGCGGTGGGTTCTGTCGGTGTCGACGGGACTGCTGGCGTGGGCCCCGTGAGCCCTGCCGAACACACCACGGGCCCTGTCGAGACCATCGAGGATCAGGGCATCGGGCCCCGCACGCCTTATCCCGAAGGCAACCCGCCGCCGCCTGATGTCGAAACCACCCGCGCGCAGGGCGTCAAGGGCACACCGCCGAAGAAGGGACCGAACTGATGGGTATGGTCAGGTATCCACTGCCGATTACCAACGCAATGCTGGCTCTGGCGAACCCGAATTTCAACAAGCCGCGCTATGACGCGTCATGGACCTCGGACTGGCACGGGGCCCAGTTCGGCAACGAGGAGGATCAGGCTGAGGCGACGCAGGCGATCGCCAATTCCTGCTCCGCCCGGGTCGAGACCGACTACGACCCGCAGCATCAGAAGGCCAAGGCAGGCGACATGGTGCCGCCGCTTCAGATCGTGGACGATCTCGGCAAGGACTATGGCATCTATGCCGGAGGCGCGGGCCGCACCGGCTATGTCACGCCGCGTTCGCCTTATCCCGACGCCACCTCGCCGCCCGTCGTGACTGGCGTACTGCCGCTTTCGGGCCTCGCTGCTGGCGGTACCGCCATTACCATCACGGGCATGGGCTTCACGGGCGCGACCAGCGTCACCGTCGGCGGTGCGGCGGCGACCGCAGTCGTCGTCGTCAATTCAAGCACCATCACGGCAACCACGCCCGCGCATGCCGTCGGGACCGTCGATGTAGCCGTGACGACGCCGAAAGGCACCAGCCCGACTACTGGCGGGGCCGACAACTTCGTGTACACATGAGTTCGGGCCTTCGACCCAACGACCAGATGCACCTGCCGGGCCTCGGCGTCCCCGTCGACCCGTGGACCGGCTATGTGCTTCCCCCGGTGGTCACCGCGCGGCTGACCAAGCTGAAGGAGGCCGAGAAGGCCTTTCGACTGGTGCTGCACGAACTCGACGGCACCACCGAGGGTTCAAGGCCCGGCAACCGCCGCATGGCGCTGGCCTTCACCTCGCTCGAAACGACGCTGATGTGGGCGGGGAACGCGATCCTCCACGGCGAGGACTGACGATGCAGGTCTTTGTCTACCGGGACGGCAGACTGGTGCGGAAGCGGGACCTGCCCGTGAGGCCCAACCCCGTCGCCAGCATCCTCCCGGCCCCCGCCGTGCATTCGTTCGAGGCCTACGCTTCACCGATTGACGACGCGACGATTTCGTCGCATCGGCAACGCGACCGGGATTTGGCCAGCTCCGGCAGCTACGATCCCCGGGATACCCCCGCAACATTCAGGAGAGCACGAGATGGCCGGAGAAAACACGCCAAACGAGGCCCCGCCGAGCCTTAGGGATATAGCTGAACAAGCCTACGACGACGTCGAGGCCCTAGCCGAGGCTGAAACCCCGGAGGTCCCCCAACCGGAGGCCCCGGCCGAAGAACCCCTTGCACAGGACGACAGACCGCGCGATAAAAGCGGCCGCTGGGTGCCCAAGGACGGGTACCGCCAGCCGGGCGAAGCAATCGAACCCCTCGATCCAGCCCCGAAGAAACCAATTCAAGCCACCCAGACGCCCCCTGCTGATCCAGCCGCCGTCAAACCGGCGCGAAGCAATCAGGTCCCGGAGCACTGGAGCGCGGAGGACAAGGCGACATTCGCCAAGCTCCCTCAGGAAGGACAGGCTTTCCTTCTGAAGAGGCACGGCGACATGGAGGCCGAGTTCACGCGCAAGTCACAGGCGAGTGCGGGAGCAGTCCAGTTCACGCAGGCGCTTGCGCCGATCTTCAACGACCCGCAGATCGCGGCGTCGTTGCGACAGGCGGGCGTTCACCCGGTTCAGGCGATCCAAGAGTGGGCGTCATGGCACCGGATGGGCACCTCGCCCGACCAGCAGGACAAGTTCAGGCTGCTGGTGGGATTGACGCAACGCATGGGGCTGGACCCAGCGCGCATCTTCTCCGCCTTGAGCAGCCAGCCGCCGCCGAACCCTGCGGGCCTCTCCGACGAGGACCTGAAGGACCCGGCAGTCAAGTTCATCGCCGATCACCTCGGCAAGACGAATAGCGAACTCGCAACCATCCGGGGCGAGCTGCAACGCAGGGATCAGATCGAGCAGCAGGCTCGCGCTGATTGGGGTGTACGAAGTGCAAGACAGGGGATCGACGGCTTCGCGGACGAGAAGTCGAAGGACGGACGCCAGTTGCGTCCCCACTTCGACGCCGTGCTGCCGATCATCATCGACCTGTTCAAGGCCAATCCGCAACGCAATCTGGCCGAGGCTTACGACACCGCCTGCTGGGCTCACCCCGAAGTCAGGAAGCAATTGCTGCACGCGGAGCAATTCCGCACGCAATCGCAGAACGACATCGCGAAGGCCCGCATCGCGCAACGTGGGAACACAAGAGGCGTCACGACGCCTGTTGCGAGGCCCAACGGCGCGGACGGGCCCTCACGGGGTGGCATCAGGGACGCTATCGAGCAGTCTGCCGATGAGATCGGGTATTAACCCCATAGGAGTGCCTTAGATGGCCGACCCGACAGTCTCCATGCTCGTCGCTACCACGATCAACAACTACCACAAGCAGTTCGCCGACAACGTCTCCAACTCCAACGCGGTCACGGCGCTGCTGCGTGAAGGCAACCGCGTCCGCGTCATCGAAGGCGGCAAGCAGATTTCCTGCCCGCTGACCTACGCCGAGGAAACCTTTGCTTGGTATCTGGGCACGGAGCTTCTCAGCCGCGCCACCAAGGACACCATCTCCGAGGCGCACTATGATCCGGCGAACGCCGTGGCCTCGGTGACGCTGTCGGGCCCTGACCTCGCGAAAAACAGGTCCCGCGAGCGCATCCTCAATCTTCTGGAGGGCAAGCTCGACAACGCCGAGAGCACCATGAAGAACAACATCACCAAGGCGGTCTATGGTGATGGAACAGTCGCGAAAAGCTTCGCGGGCCTCAAGGCCTTCGTCACCGTCGACGGTCTCGGTATCGTCGGCGGCATCGACGCCGGTACGTGGACGTTCTGGAAAAATCAATTCCAAGCGGTGGCCCGGGCCACGGGCCTCCAGTATCCGGCCCTGAAGGCGGGCATGAACGCGCTCTGGATGAAGCTGATCCGTGGCGCGGAGAAGCCCGACCTGATCGTGGCAGATGGCGAAATCTATTCGACCTACGAAAGCGGGTTGCAGGAGAACCAGCGTTATGCCGACGCCAAGCTCGGGGCCCTCGGCTTCGAGACCCTCAAGTATAAAACGGCTCCGCTGGTGTTCGACGGCGCTGCAACGGGTATCACCGGGGCCTATTACCTGAACACCAAATACATGAAGTTCGAAATCTACTCCGGTCGTAATTTCGAGGCCCTCGACCTGCCCGACCAGAGCCCCGACATGGACGCCGTCACCCGCCACATGGCGTTCATGGGTGCGCTGACGCTGTCCAACCGCTCGATGCAGGGAAGACTGACTGCGACGGGTACCTGATCGCAGATCGGATTGACGCTGCATCGTTAAACGGCGGCCGACTTGCGGGGAGCACGGCCGCCGTTTTTCCCCGCGCTCCCCGAGGAGCGACCATGAGCGATACTCCAACTTTAGTGAAATTCTATTCCGGCTGGGAGCGCGACGGCAACGGTCCCGACGGCATGCCGCTGTACCGCGAAATCGTTCGCGTCCGCATGGACCGCCCGCCTTATCTGGGCATCGACCGCGTTGCCGAGGAGGACGACATATCCGACCATCCCGGGCCCTACGAGCTTTATCAAAAGACCTGCGCGGCCCGCAAAACCATCGTCGGCTACCCGCTGGCGCTGTGGCCTGCCTGTCCTCCTCATATTTTCCAGATGTGCGCCATCCGCGACATCCACACTGTCGAGCAGCTGGCGCAGACCGTCAGCAGGAAGCGGCGTGCCGAAGCGGTCAAGACCATCCCGCCCGACGTCCTCGAAATCGCCGACCGCGCCGTCAGGATGATCGAGCTGCACGGCAAGGCGGGCCAGTACGAGGAGATCGTCACCGAACTGCAAGGCCAGCTTGAGGCCCTGAAGGAGCAGATGGCCGAGGCCGTCACCGTCATCGCCTCGCAGAAGGCCCAGATCGAGACCCTCCGGTTGAAGGCGGCCGCATAAATGGCGAAACTGGCGACCATCGTCGACGCCGTATCCGACGCCTCCCTCGAAATCGGCATCGTCCAGAAGCCGGTTATCAACGTCGTGGGGACGGCGGATGCCGACATCGCGCAGATGGCCGCCCTTCTCCAGAACGTGGCGGATGAACTTCTTCTCGATCCGCCCTATCGCGACCAGCTTGGCGACGGCAACTGGCTGATCGACGGCGGCGGCGTGGTCCGCAAGTCCCGGCCTACCGCCGACGACGACGTCATCCTTTTCGATGCACGCCTTGCCGTCGACGGCCTCAAGTATCGCTTCCTGAAGGCCAAGGGCCTCGAATATGGCGAGGAGCAGCGCGACTTCATCACCCGCCTCAACAAGATCGCCGGGCGCAACGCGCCGGTGATCGACCTCAACGCCGACCCGGGGCGCGTGCAATGAAGCAGTTCCCCGCAGGCACGCTGCTTTTGAAGAACCGCCGGGGCACGCCGACGCGGCTTCTCAACAAGGGACGCCCTGCGGCAAAGGTCACGCATTTCAGGGCCCCGCTGAAGGGCCTCTCGCGGCACGCGGAGCTGGGCGACGCAGACCCCCTGCTGGCCTCGATCATGACCAACTGGGTCGTCGAGGACGACCGCATCACCGTGCGGCCCGGCTACATCAAGACCGGCCAGATCGCGGCAAACACGCCAATCTCGACGCTCATTCCTTATTACGGGTCCCCGACGCAGAAGATCGTCGCCGCTGCGGGCACCCAGATTTACGACACCTCCGGGGCCTCGATCTCCACCGGCTGGACAGGGGATGACTGGAGCTGGACCTACTTCGCCAACCTCTCGTCCACCGACTACACCGTGATGGTCAACGGCCACGACGGCGTGGTGTCGTGGGACGGGACTACCTTCGTCAAGGAGACCGTGACCGCACCGTCAGGCGCAACGTGGGTCAACCCGCTGCGCTTCGACAAGGTGCTGTCGCACATGAACCGGCTGTGGTTCGCCGACAGCGACAACCTCGCGCTCTATTATCTGCCGGTGCAGCAGAAAACCGGGGCCCTGTTCCTGCTGCCGCTCAACGCCATGTTCAAGCGCGGCGGGTATATCACGGCGGTCTACACATGGACCATCGACGGCGGGTTGGGCCTCGACGACGCCATCGTCATCTTCTCCTCCAACGGCGAGGCGGTGATCTACTCGGGCGTCGACCCGGCGAGCGACTTCAAGCTGATCGGCATCTTCCGCTTCGACGCGCCGATGTCCAAGAACAGCGTCGTCAATTTCGGCGGCGATCTCTATGCCCTGATATCCTCGGGCTTCGTGCCGATGACGACGCTGCTCAAGGCCGAGAGCGAGAACCTCGGCCAGATTGATCTCGGCGTCATGAAGGACTTCACTGAAATCGCCCGGCCGCAGCGCGACACCTTCGGCTGGCAGGTGATCCTCAACCAGCAGACCGGCCACGCCATCTGCAACATGCCGCTCGGCAACGGCAGGTACCAGCAGATGGTGCAGCGGCTGTCGAACAAGGCGTGGACGAAGTGGACCGACATTCCGTCGCGGTGCTGGGGCTGGCTCAACAACCATCTCTATTTCGGCGACGACAATGGCGGCATCTACCTCGGCGGCGAGGAGTATCTCAACGACAACGGCGCGGCCATCAACGCCGACGTGCGTTTCACGTGGTCGAGCTACAAGAGCGTCGCCAAGAAGAACTTCAAGATGATGCGGCTCTACCTCGTCACCGACGGCCTGCCGCGTCCGTTCATGGACCTCGAAGTCGACTACGACAACCTTCCGCCGGTCAACCAGCCGGAAGTCACCTTCGGGCCCGGCGGCGGTGCCGACTGGAACGTCGCGGCATGGGACACCTCGGACTGGGCTTTCGTCACGCAACCACGCCAAGACTGGCAGGGCATCACGGGCCTCGGCAGGGTCGGGGCCCCGCGCATCCGCGTCAGCGTCTCCGGCTGTACTTTCTCGCTGAGTGGGGTGGACGTGCTCTACGAACTGGGAGGGCTGATGTGAAAATACACTTCGGCGATCTCCCGGTCGACGCGCAGGAGCTACTCACCCAGCGCCTGCGCGTTGACTTCACGCGCTGCGACTTCAGGGCCCCGCGCTGGTTCTCGGCGTGGGCCCGCGACGATGCCGAAAACATCATGGGCATCTTCGCCATCGAGTTTCCGTTCTGGTTCGAGGGCCGGGTGACGATCATGGTGCTCGACCCCCGCTGCATGTCGAGACGGGTATTGCGCGCCATCTTCACGGCGGCTTTCGCCCAAGCACGACGTTTGACTGCCGAAGTCGAGCCCGACAACCGCCGGGCCCTGCGGCAGGTGCAGCGGCTGGGATTTGTCTACGAGGGTTACCGCCGCCTCGGTCTTGAGGGTACCCGCGACACCATGATGTACGGCATGCTCAGGGGCGACTGCAAATATCTCCCCGGCTATCAGGGCCCGACCGTGATGGCGACGCCGACCTTGCCGGACTACGTCTACGAGAGGGTACACTAATGGTCAGTCAACCCGACGCCCCCAATCCCTATGCAACGGCTGCTGCCCAAGGCGCGCAGAACCAGACCGCCGCCCAGTACAGCACGATTGGCAGCAACGCCAACGAAGTGAACCCATACGGCACTGTCTCGTATCAGGCCGTCGAGCAG